AGTTTTCCCAGGTAAGACGTATTGAGATTTGGCGTTTGTACGGGTCCTGGTAAGAAAATCTTCAGGTAGGTGCTCTAGCTGTTCCTGAAATCGAGGAGAACATTGAGTAGTTGTTGAGTCACAATCAATACAATTCTCCCCAGTGTGTCATGGTTACGACGTGCTAGCCACACGGACGCTTACACACAGTTTGGTTAACCAATGGGTGATACCATGGCTGCGGTCAAAAAATCATCCCACCGCGAGGACTTTAGTGTCAAGCAGGCGGTATATAAACTAAGATCACATGGCTTGGATCTGTGCCACTCCACTGGTGTGCTTCTATCAGTGGTTATAGTGTTAATGAAGAAACAAAAATCGTAAAACAAGAAAACAAAAGAAAAATAACAAGACGTCTATGAAAAAGAAGCGTCCTGCCAAAATGAAACGATCGTATGCTCCGAATTCTGTTATGTCAGAGTGCGCTGCAAAGTACGCTTATGCTGTTGCTGATCCTTTTTCTCCCAAAGGTATTGGTGCTTGTGTTCCTACTTTTCCAGCACGATTGTCTCAAAAGTCCTTTGCACGAACCCAATTTACGTTCGCCATTGGTACATCTAAATGCGGTTTTGTTGCCGTAGCTCCATGTCTCTCCAATAATGGTGTAGCAATATACCGTTCTGGTAGTGGATATTCTTCTACAGACAAGATCAATTGTTCAGATGTTGCAGTCACTTCTAGTTCATTTTCCGCATTGCCATATGATAATTCCTACTTTTTGGATGGTTCTGGTATCGTTAATTCTTCTGTCACAGGACGTGTTGTGTCTTGTGGTTTGAGAATTCGTTATGATGGTACTGAACTGAATAAAGGTGGGACTGTGTATGGACTTGTTATGCCTGATCACGGTAACATAGATCAGATGACAACTGCCTTAATGACTTCGTACCGTGAGTCATTTAATGTTCCTGTTCGTCGAGGATGGGTTGATCTTGCAGCTAGCGCTGTTGATCAACACGAGTGTGAGTATCCTGACGCTGCTGACTTCGTAACTCTTGGTTCGGGGAACTTGGAAACTTTGTCAATGACATTTCCCTTTTCTCAGAACACCGCTATCAATGGCACCAACCTTGGTGTTGGTGCACCCATTATGGGTTTCATTGTTACCGGTCTTGATGGCAATACTTTCATTGGAGAGGTTATCATCAACGTTGAGTATGTTGGTCGTGTCTGTAACCCTCAATCTACTAGATCACATTCTGATCAAGTAGGGTTGAGTCAAGTTATGGATGCTGTTGGTAGTGCTCAAGTCACTCGTTCTGATAATTATGTATCAAATGCAGTTGCAGTTGGTAAACAATTACTTAAGACCGTTTTAGACAACCCCCAAGCCGCCGTTAACACCGTTCGTGTAGTAGGTTCCATTTTAGGGAGGCAACGCTAATGATGTCATTAGCACCTCCAAGAAGGCATATCCAGAAATAAAATGGATCAACCTGCATGACGAGCACTAATAAGCTTGGTTATGTGTATATATTCCACAATATCATTCATTCTATAAGATATGATTCCACAATCCATCTTCATATCTAATCATTCATCATTTGTGTCTTTTCATTTTGTGTCCACTTTAAACAATTAGAAGGTCGTGTCAAAGGACTTCGGGGGGGAGTCAGAGTGTAGCCCTAATACGGTTTGAGTAAGAGCGAGTCTCTTGCGAACAGGTCCCGTGTCACCGGTGCACAATGCTACATAGCTACCATCCAAAGTGGTAGTGAAGAATCAACAATCACCCATTGGTCGTGGTGATTTCGGAGAGTCTTTAGTGATTGTTGAATTCATCCTGCCTAATAATTGTTCCACCACTGCTCGTGCAGAGCCAATACTTATGGTGTTGTTACACCCAATACTATTTCGGTTTCGTTAGAAAACGAACAAAAGAATTTTCCTTTCCCAGCGATAATCATGAACTTTAAATTGCTAAGCTCAGCGAGCCAAATCCCTGCCATATCGCAACAAATGACCACAGCCTTCCACACACGAACACAGTTAAATGGTTCCAATGGTGAGTTTACCAACACCGACGATTTAGACGTCCAATGTTGTATTTGTGCTTGCACATTACAAACACCTAACCCCAGAACCAACCATTACTGTATTTTTCGTACCAATTGTGACCATACCCACGATCAATACCTCTGCAATACTTGTGCTGCTGATTGGTATTTGATGTGTGTGCTCCAAGGAACTATTCGTCTCAACCAGTTCCGATGTCCACATTGTCGTCAAATTACACCAACCAGATGTTCTTACATGATTAGATTCATGACCCGTCCACAGATTGCAATTCCTGCTTTTTTAGCTGAGTTGCTAAGATTTAGACAAATTCTAGATCAAGATGCTGGACGACCTCATGGACAACGTCATTTAGGACAACCTGCTCATTTAGCTGCAACACGAGCTCACCAAGATCTATGTGTTCTTTTACAGAACAATGCTCGTATGGTACACTTCCAACATCCAAGAGCTGTCCCAGCGCCACCACCACCAAATGCCAACCCATATCGACATCCTGCAGGTGGAATCCTGCCATTTGGTCCTCTCCCACCCAATAATGCACCTAATCCTCCACCTTTACCCGCACCACCTGTTGCTCCACCTGTCAACGCTCTTCCCGTTGGCAATCCTGGTGTTAATGCACCACCATTGGCTCCAAATCCACCACCCGTTGTTAATCCTCCGAATCAACAACCTGATCCACAACAAGCCAATGTCATTAATCCACTCCATCAACCAATGTTTCCTCCATTAGTCGTTAATAATCCTCCACCAATATTACAAAATCCTGTAGTCGGTGTTAATCCACCACCTGTTGTACCTGCGGTTATGGCTGCTCCAGGAGCACCCATAATGCCTGGACCACCAAACGTACCTGTAGCGGTACCTTTAGGTCCTCCAGGTGGCGCCCCTCCAGGTGGTCCAATTCCCGATGATTTTTTGTTACTTGGTAGAACTGTCATTTATTCATTACACAATGTGTGTGAGCAATTCCCTTGGAATTTAAGTCTCTATTCACACGTTGTTATTTTGTTGTCCGTAATTTTGTTTCTTACTGGAAAGGGTTATTATGCTCTTCCTCTCATGTTGGTAATGTGCGAGATCACCAAGGAAAAAATTTTCTTTGTTCTCAAAATCGTTTTAGTTGGTATGATGAGCATCTTGCTTACTTCACATCCAATTGTCCATCATGATGCTGTACTTAGTTTTGATGATACTTTGTTAAGGTATCGTTATGTCTTTGCACAGATTGTTGGAGTTTATCTTTTCCTTACCGCAAATTACACATTTTCGCTCACATGTGCAGGTATTATCATCAGTTCTTATCTTATGCCCCTACTTCGTAGGAGATCAAGTCAGAATCAAGGAGTTTTCCAAAATTTTGAAATTGATTTTATTGGATATCCAGTGTGGTTACCATCTGTTCATATTGAGTATGTCGGAAACTTTCCAGTGCCTAATTTCCACTTCGATCATTTTCCACCTCAGGTAAAAGATTGTTTAGTGTATACTGGTTACATGGAAGTAGAGATTTATAGAACACTTTTTGAAAGAGCAATCTTGAATAGGTATTCTAATGTGGTTACCAGTGACTTACTCAGGTACATTTCTGGCGATGTTGTACACATCATTCAAACTGAAAATTTATCATTGCATCTGTTTTCTCCCATCACACTTGCTCGTACACAAATAGCTGTGTATCAATATGTGTTGACTATGAGGCAGATGGAAGAATATTTTTCAGTTTCACAAGTCAGAAGTGTTAGAGACATTAACTGGTGAAATAAAGCAACACCTAGGGGAAGCTTCTACTTCGGTATCTATCGCGCTCATTGTAACAATACTAATTTTAACAGATTGTATGTGTACAATAACCGCTTTCAAGTTAAAGCTTATCCTCCTAGTTGTTGGAATGCAGAAACTAATGACATCAACTTCAAACCCACAAAGGAAATTATCTCTAAAGAGTATCGTACAGTATTTGGACCTCATTTTCGAACCAATACTCAAATGTACCACTGTAATAATGACGGAATACGAGGTGCTGTAAGAAGGATAACGAGCACTCGCGAGCCTGAAAATATAGGGTTACATGATACACTTATTGAGAACCAACGAGGAATCGTTGGACGTTTGGGTGATGTGTTAGTGGATTGGAAGAACTGGTTCAGGAATAACCTTTCATTCGTGACCAGTTCAAAATTTGATGCGACTACAGAACGCAACCTTTGGTGTTATAAAACACATCCAAAGAAACAACTAAGAATCGCTGCTAAGATGCAGTTGATCCAGTACGGTTGTAATAAACATAATCGTGTAAAGAGAGTAGAGTACAAATGTAAGAGTGGCGAATTATTACCACCAAACAAGTACCTCCGAGCAATTGGAGACCTCACTACCCCTGGTAGCACGGCTTTAGGTTATTACATGGACTGGGTCAAGGAGTGTTTTGAAAAGGAGTACACAGTTGGGAATTCTCAGTGTGTATTTGTCAAAACCCCTGATCATGATAAATTGCAAAATGTTTTCAACAAGTTAATGTATCAACAAGGCTTGTTCTTTTGCTTTTTTAGTGACGATTCGTGTTTATCTGTTGAGTGTTCTGATGGCAGACTTATGGCAAATTTAGACATATCTGCCTGCGATGGATCAAATTTTTCCCCAGTATTTGAGATTCTAAAAGATGTTATGACAGTTGACTCTCGTTACGTGCAAGATATCAAAGATGGTTTCAAACAATGTATGAAACCTTGTGTAGTTCATAGTGAAGATTGGAGTGAGAAAGTTATACTAACACCTACAGAACATGTTCTGTATTCTGGCAGTGTACTGACAACTTCCATCAATAATATGGCTAACACATTGATATTTTTACACTTAATACGACTCCTTAATGGAAGGACACTTCTTAAGGAGCAAGTTAAACGTCTCATTGTTCAAGCTGCTAGTGAGGCTGGTTTCATATTGAAGGTTGATGAATGTGCTGATTACTCAGATCTTCAATTCTTGAAACACTCACCTGCTCTTGTCAATGGGGTAGTCATTCCATATCTCAATATTGGAACAATGCTTCGTGGTTTTGGTACATGTGTAGGAGAACTTCCAGGTAAGAGTAAACTTGGATTAAATCTCCGTGCACGGATTTTTAACAGTGATGTTGTTAAATCCTACAAGCATGTTGGGGAACATGCTGTGCATGACGCTTTTAATGTCCACATTATCAAAAAATCTTTTGGTCTCATCATTGATCCGTCTGCTACGTGGAGAAGCACGAATCATTTTGAAACCAGAATTCCAACCTCCGAGTTGTGCAAAAGGTACAAGTTCAAAGATGTTGAAATGGAAGAGCTTTGTCATATCATTGGTTCAGCGATGATAGGACAGAGAATTTCATCAAAATTGATCGATTGTATAATGAATAAAGATTACGGATACCCAGTCTAAATTCATTAAGGTTGACTCATGGCGCACGCACTAAGTGTGGAACAGTGTTCCACCCATTTCAAGATGATCAAAGACGATAACTCAATGTTGTAGGGACGGCACCAGACATCATTAAAGTGTCGTTCTTTGAGAGATTCTTGAAATGAATCCTGACCCCGAAAGGGTCAAGAGATCCCTCTGAGATAGGCGAAATTCTCGCATCTGTCAATTAAAAACCGTTTGAAGATGAACTTAGATAAATAATGGTGTGGTCTTTGACCACGTGAACGACAGCACTCGTTCATAGTTCCGGGCTTTATAATAGGAACTTAA